ATAAGACTTAACTGTACATCTGTAACACCTTTAAGTGTATCTAATAACTGTTGTACATTTAATTCATCAATTTTTGCCTGCTGTAATAACACACTAGCAGTATTTATAGCACTTACTTTACCAAAACCTCTTTTAAGGAAATATCCAATTACTGCGTCAACTTCACTTGCGTTATAGCTAATCTCTATATCATAAAAATTATTAAAAAACTCTTGTGTTAATTCAACATTTTTATTATTTGTACTATCTGAAGTAGTTTCGGTCATGATTAATATCCTAATTCTTTAAGTGCACTCGATGCAACTTGTGTTAATTTTTGATCGCCAGTTGCAATTCTGTTTTGTAATTGTGCGTCATACGCTGCTTTTTGGCTAGCATTAGCATTATTATAATCATTAATACTTACATTAGAAAGTGCTCCACTATTAATTAGTGCAGGGGTAACTTGACTTGCAACTGACGGTATAGATAATAAAGTGTTAATAGTAGTCGCACCTAGTGTTGTAGAATTATCTGATTGTGATTTTATAGGCGTTATTATATTCTGACTATCTGGCACCGGTAATTTATTTTGTGATAACACATTAGTTACTACGCCTCCTATAATACCTGTTGCAACTTGTTTAAGAATATTTTTACTTGGACTATTGCTATTACCAAATGCTTTGTTTAATAGTGCAGATGTTCCTAAACCAACAAGTGCAGGCAGTAATCCTTTTTCAGTATTCCCCGGAATCATGGCACTATCGAGATAGCCCAGTGGACTAGGCGTTACATCATAACCCACACTTTCATCTGCAAATCCTGCAGGAGTGTCTCCTGCAACTGTGCCGCTAGAATATTGCACTGCTTCGTATGCAACACTAATAGTATTTTCGTTAAATTCACTGCCGTTACTATCAACACCACCATGATCCCATGCTGTTAGTAGAGGATTAACTAGTGTGTATGCTACCCAGTTCCTGCGTGATAATTGATAAATTGTAATGTATTTAAAAAACGGATTTCTTTTACCATTGTCTAAACCGTATGCAGGCACTCTAGCAAAATATTTGTCTCTGGCACCATATGCACCATCTACTCCATTTGTAGTTTTATTAGCGTCAACAAAATAGTATCTATAATATTCTTCTAATAACGCCCTAGTTACACCAGTATTGTCATCATGAAAAGCAATTCTACAATCTTGGTAATCTACTCTAGTTTGTACATTCTTTTTACGATTGTACTGTTGTTTGTTTTCTACGCTTGCTCTAAAACTAGGCAAGTCTGCACTTTTAACAAGCACACCTAATTCTTTTTGAAATCTAAAAACATTTGAAGTTGCGCTATTACCAATTTCGTCGTTAGGTTCAAACCTAACATGATACATGAATTTGGTTTTAGGTGAAAATGCAAAATTATTTTGAGTATAGATTTGATTCGCGTGACGTGCATCACGTAAATGTGTTTCTGATTCTAGATTGAAAAGGAATGCATCTTTTAAACTCATACTAATATTTATCCTTATGCATTAACTGTGTATATAAAGAAAAGCGAAGATTGGATTAACAATCTCCGCTTTCTATTTAAAACACCAACCCTAACTAAGCGTATTAGCCAGTAACAGTTGTTCCGCCGATAGCTGCGTTTGTTGCTCTTGCAACTACTTCGCCGATGCCTTCGAATGATTCGTCTGCACCAAACTGGATAGCGTTGTCATAACGAATACTTAGTGTAGTTGTTACTGCTTCGTTAGTAGCATATGCTAGTGTGTTATAGTTTGCTGATTCTAAATAACAACCTACTAATCTAAAGCGATCAATTACGTTCGCTCCGTTAGCACCGTTGCCACCATCTAGTATTTCGATACTAGTTTGGAATTTGTAAGTACCACTTGATACTGCACTTGACTGTTCAAAGAAATCAAACTGCTTTTGTAACTGCTGTCCAACAACTTTTTGTACGTTGTTGTTTGCATCTTCGCGTAGTGTAAGTGTAATTGGTTCCCATGTATGCTTACCTGCAAGATATGTTCTTGAATTATAAGCCTCAATTGTCATTTGCTCAAAACTAATGTTTGGACGAGTTACGTCTACTACTTGTCTTGAAACTTCTCTAGTACCATCTGGGCCACCAGTTGTACCAAAGTTGTCTAGTAATACTCTAAAGCGATACTGTAGTTTAGGCATCAGTAATGATGAGTTACTTCCAGCGCCTTCAGTAGGTACACTAATATTTTGTAAAGTTGTGATTGGCATTATGTTCTCCTATACAGTATTTATGCCTCAATGAGTGGAGTTTTACCTCCACTCATTATGTGCGCATATTATCCTAGTGCTGCAATTTCGCCTGTGTTCTTAATACGCAATGGAATGTAAATAAATTCAATTGCTTTTACTGGCTCAATAGCAATGTCTAAGTATAGCTCATTTCTATCAATTCTTGCAGGTGTGTTGTTTGTTTCATCACATACTGCAATAAAGTCATACAATGCACGTAATGCCACTAGTTCTAGTAGTAATGCATCTGCTGCTGCTTTGATCTGATCTCTTGTGATCTTATCATTCGGCTCAAACAAGTATGGTTTTGCCAACAGCTCTAGCTGTCCACGTAAGTAAACAGTCAGACGTGCTACATTTACTCGATCCAATGCACTTGCATTTCTTGCACGAGTCTTTTGACCAAATACAACAAGTCCTGCACCACTAATGAATGTGATTGGGTTAATTGCATTTGAATAAAGTGTATCACGCTGTCCTGTGTTTAGTGCTACTGAAACAAATTCGCCTTCGCTATTAATATAGCCTGAACTTGTAGCATTGCTTACACCGCCACGTCTTGTACCAGCTGGAGCAAACCAGGGGAACGCAACTTGGTCGTTAAGTATAATAGTGCGTAGTGCCATATGGCTTGGCGGAACAACAATGTTGTTTCCTGCGTTGTCACTTGTAAAGCCCGAACCGTAATACATAGCCATATACTCATCAAAGCTCACTGCACCGTCATCATTATCTTCAAGTGCTAGTTTAGTGTTAGTTGCCCATTCATTTAATGAAGTTGCATCTGGTGTTAAACGGAATGGTGTGTCACCGATAACAAATGCTGTTAAACGTCTGTCATAGTTTAGTGTGATCATTTCACCAATTAGCTCTGGGTAACCTGGTGTTGCAATTAGGTTAAACTGACGACTTTCTTCGTCACGTATATCTTGGTTGCTGTTAACAGTTGCCTGTAGTGCTTGCACAACACTCTTACGCTGTGCGTGGCGTCCAAAGCTACCTGAACCGTCTGCTTGGTTACCTGAATCAGTAACCCAACGATGTGGGTAGTAATTTGCCATCGGTGCGCCAGCATCTACGCCACCTTGACGAACGTTTTTAGCTGCTGTATCTACATAGTTACGCTCAAAACGCTTAACATTAAAGCCGCTCTTACGTAGGTTCCATAACAACATACCTTTTGGATATAGTGATGGATCTGGAGCATCTGTGTCTACATAGTCACTTACTAGCAATTCTGCAATAGTTGCACTTGGTGCGTCTGTTGTTGTGCCGCCTGTATCACCTTGACGTGCATCTGCAAATAGTACGCCGTTTTCTGTAGATTGATCTGCTTTATCAAGTAGTATCCAAGCCGGTGTAGTTAGTGCTGCATTCCAACGGTAAATTGCTGGATAGTTTTCAACGTCTGCTGTACTTACCCAAATATCACCATTTACAAGCGGGCTCTTAGCAACATCAGTTTGTGTTGTAGGAGCAGTTGCACTTACAATTGGACCTTCTGCGTTAGTACCACTATATGGACTTGCTACATCACTACCGTTACCACTTGGGTTCGAACCATCGTAATTTAAACCAACAAATGCATCGCCATTATGTACTAGGATGTCAACTTCGTCAAGAACACTGTTGTACCATAGCTGGCCATCTGCTGCTAAACTTAGCGGCTCTGTTCCTGATGATGTATAAACAAGTGGCTTCCAGTTTGAAGCAACTAATCCCGATGCATTTGGTCCAACATATAAATTAGCTGTATTAGCTGCGCTAAAGCCTGCTAATGCCAATCCACCGTCAGTGTCAACAATATTAATTTCACCACCTAATTTGTGTTGAATTACAACTCTATTTTGTGCATCTACTAGTGCTACAACATTTGTCATACCTTTAGCATTAATTGCTGCTGCAATTAATTCTGCGTCAGTAGTTGCACCTGTAGTAGTAACACTTACTGTTACTGCTGCTGGAAGAACTGCTGTATTTGCTCTTGTTTCTTGTAATGTAAATGTATAAGTACCTGCTGCAATACTAGTAATTATTGTACTAGTAATACTAGTTGCTCCTGCTGTTGCTCTTGTGTATACTTTATAGTTTCCAATTGGATTAGCAAGTTCGTCTACATTGGTTTTAATATACAATGCACCTACTGCAAGATTTGCGCCGCCACCTGTTTTATCAAGTCCGTAAATTGCAGCTTCTGCGGTAGTATAAAGCGGTGCTGTTACAGTTGACCATAGTTGTGTAGCTGTGTTGTACTGTTTAACACTAATATTTGCGCCACCGTTTGGTGTAGTTGTTTTAATCCAAATACTACCGGTTGGTGCTGGAACAGTATCACCTGATTTAAATGCAGGTACACTTGTGTGCGGTGCTGGTTCTAGCCTAGGTGAACTGTAAGTTCCTGCTGTTAGGCCTAAGTCTGATAGCAAACTGCCAGTACCTGTTGCTAGTACAACCTTGCCGTCTGCAACCGAACCGTTTGATTCACTTAAACTATTTGCATAAATTTCAATTGAGCCGTCTACTAATGCTGCTGTTACGCCGTCTACTGCTGGTAAATTAATTGCAGTAACCACTGCTGCAATATCAGTTCCTGAAATTGGAACATCTGTGCCATTAATAGTAATTGAATCAGCATTGGTAAGTAACGGATTTGATGCTGTGCCGCGCACTGTAGCATGGCTTTCTTTCCAGTTATCGCTGCCGACTTCGACCCATTTACCTGCGTTAGATATCTTAACTGCTTGACTTCCGCCATACCCTGCAGACTTATAATAAAGTCTGTTCATTGTATCGTTTGCATCCACAGCATAATCGCCTATTGCTCCAATTGAAGCTTTTGGGGCAGATCCAACACCTGATATTAGATCAGTTGATACTGTTATTACTGTTGGAGCGTTAGCAGTAAATGTCTGGCCGCCTACGACATTTACACTTGCTCCGTTCCATTCAAAAATGCCGTAGTTACTTGTAGAAGTGTCAAGCCAATATGCGCCGGCTGCTGGCTCACCGCCTGGTGCTGTTGCACTTGCTGTTAGCTCTGCTGTGTCTATATCTGCACGAACAACATAAGCACGATTACTCACGCCTAGTGCTGAATAAGCAGCTTGTAGACCATACTCGTTAAGCTCACCGCCGTGAATCATGTTACCGTTGTTGTCGCTGTAAAATAAAGGGTCGCCAAATGTTTCACCAAGCTCTCGCTGACTAGTGATCAAATATGGTTTGCCTGCATTTGCTTTTGTTGTACCTACTGCTGTGCCTGTGCCGCTACTTTTAGTTTTATTACTAGCTGTAGCAACAAAGATCATAGGTACCGTGCCAGCTGCTGCTGGAGTGTAGAAACTTTCGTCAATTACATTGACTTCTACGCCTGGTGATACTAATGCCATGTTGTTTCTCCTGTTGGATGTTAGTGTTCTCTATACAGTATTTATTATAATGAACACAAAACACCTAACATATGCCACCGAAAAAGGTACCGAAAAGGTGAGCTAAATACAATATGAGACCTTTATGCACTTGTGGGCAGCGTCCAGCTGCAATAAACTATAAAAAGAACAACAAAACTTACTATCGTAAACTGTGCGAAACGTGTTTACGCAACGGCCACGGACACGGAATACCACTATGGAAACAACGAGGGTATGAAAAGAAAGATGTTTGCGAAAAATGCGGGTTTAAATCAAAGCATCCAGAACAATTTAACGTGTTTCATATTGACGGTGATTTAAAAAATTGTAGACCTAATAACTTAAAAACTATTTGTGCTAACTGTCAGCGTATAACTCAAAAAGAGGGTATACGCTGGAAGCAGGGCGATTTACGACCTGACTTCTAAATAACACATTAGTCTGTCTAAATTAAATTTTAAATCATCTAATGTACCATTGTTGTCAATAGTAAAGTCAGCCATCCATTGTTCAAGGCTCATACTATCTTTTGATTCAGGAGGTAAATGATCGCTACGATCTACCCAAATAGCGTAATCAAACACACCTGTGTTTTTCATAGCGTGAAATTCTTTTTTATTTCGAAGCCCACAATAGATATCGTAGGCAGCAAACATCTCTCTACCTAGAGTCGCTGCATCAGGAACATTATAATCGCAGATAGCATCATACCATTCTGTTCTGTGATTATGCCTGTCAGCATAACACTGTTCTTCGCTAGAATAACCATATTTGTCCTTTAGCTGATCGTAAATAAAAAGTTTTGAGCAAAATTGACTACTACTTTCAAAACTATAATCATAATTGTCGCGAAGCATTTCGCAAACAGTATCTTTACCGTGTCTGCCGTGACCTATTACTAATAGTTTAAGTTTACTCATTTAGCTCTCCTAACTTTCATATAGTATACATTAAAAGTTAGGTAGTGTCAACCGTTAATCGTAGTGTCCGCCGAGTACAGCAACAGTTGCTACTTCTTCATTTAACATTTCTGCTTCTCTTGTTTTATATGCTGCTTCGAATCCACGTTCATATACGTCTAAGCACTGAGACTCATTATTCCATAACCGTTTAAAATAACTATCGTAATATCCTTCGACAATTTCATCGGATTCTTGTTTTGGAATTAAGTGACCTTTAACTAACCAAAAGTATCGATTGGCTTCTTTTCTTACAAACGGACTGCACACAATAGTAACTCCTTTGTTATATTGTATTTACAGCATACGTAAATGTTAGCGTAAACTCAGGTGTTTTTTAGCCGATTAAGAATCCGTAGCCTGTGCCGCCTGGTACAGCCATACTAACTTCAACTTCAAGTTTTTCCATTTCAGCCTGTGCTTCAGCTTTTAGACTATCGCCATTAAGGGTGCTTCCGCCTTGTGGGCCTGCAATTGTAGCAAACTTACTACGTGCTTCTCCCAGCATATATTTACAAGCTGCCAGTGTATAGTCTTTGATCCACTGCACTGCTAGATAATCATTAAGCAATTCGCTGTCTGGACGATAGTTGTAGCAGTATAACAGCAGTTCTTCTTCTGCTCTTGGACGCTGAAGTAGTGTTAGCTTCTTGCTGGTGTTGCTCCATTTAAACTCAATAAAGCTGCCGAACATTCTGCCTACTAATTCTTGGTGTTGGGAGAATAGGTCATATGTTGCAAGCCCGCCGAGTTTAGATCCTGATAGCAAATATGTGTTTGTGTACGCAAGGTTAAACGGTTCGAACAAACTGCCGCCATCTCCGCC